TGGTAGTATTATAGGTAGATCCTTTACATCAGACGGGGAAATGAACCCAGGTAAAATACCAATTCAAGAAATAAATAATTCTGCAGGAACAGGTAAATTAGCTGCTTTAATTAGTACATATAATTATTATATGCAAATGATTAGAGATGCTACTGGATTAAATGAAGCTAGAGATGCTAGCACCCCAGATACAAATGCGTTAGTAGGTATACAAAAATTAGCAGCAGCTAATAGTAATACAGCCACAAGACACATTTTACAAAGTGGCTTATTCCTAACTAGCGAAACCGCTGAAAAAATATCTTTAAGAATATCTGATGTTTTAGAATATTCTCCAACAGCACAAGCTTTTGTACAAGCGATAGGTTCTCATAATGTAGCAACACTGCAAGAAATGTCTGAGTTGCATCTGCATGATTTTGGTATATTTTTAGAATTAGAACCAGATGAAGAAGAAAAACAGCTTTTAGAAAACAATATTCAGGTCGCTATTGCACAAAATAATATTCATTTAGAAGATGCAATTGACATTAGAATGATTAAGAATGTTAAGCTTGCAAATCAATTGCTAAAGCTTAGAAGAAAGAATAAATTAAAAGAGGACCAAGCAAAGTCCCAAGCTAATATACAAGCACAGGCACAGGCTAACGCCCAGGCTCAGCAGGTAGCGGCACAAGCAGAGGTTCAAAAACAACAAGCATTAATTCAAGGTAAAATTCAATTAGAACAAGCAAAAAGCCAATTAGATATGCAGAAGCTACAAGCAGAAGCTGCTCTGAAAAAAGAACTAATGAATTTAGAGTTTCAAATGAACATGAAACTACACGGGGCTAAAAACAATATTGAAAAAGAAAAAGCCTCTGAAAAAGAAAATCGTAAAGACGAAAGAACAAAAATACAAGCAAGCCAACAAAGCGAGCTTATAAACCAGCGTAAAAATAATTTACCTCCAAAAAGTTTTGAATCAGGCGGTAATGACATTTTAAGCGGTGATTTTGACTTAGGTGTATTTGATCCTAAGTAATATATAAATTGTATAATCATATAATATTTTATTATGGCAGAAGAAATTCAAGCAAAAGTTGTAGAGACTGAAGAAAAGTCTATACAAGAAAAAGAACAAGAAGTACAAAAAAATTCTGGATTTGATGAAGAATCCGGAATGTACAAAGTAGATTTAACACAACCCCCTAAACAAGAGCAAGATGCCGTTCAAGAACAAAAAACAGAAGATAGCGTGCCTAGCGGAAGCGTCGAGGTTGAAGAAGTTGGGCAAGAAGCCGAAGTGGGATTGCAAGAAGTACGACAAGAAGAAAAAGAAGTAGCTGAGGAGGTTATTGAAGAAGCGTCGGTACTTGAAGAAATAACTGATGAAAAAGATACAGCTGACAATACAGGAGTGGAGGGAAGCATTGAGAATTCCAACACCGCACCGAAACAAGAAGAAGTATTACAGGAAACAAAAACACAAGAACCTATAGAATATCCTGAAAACATTCAAGATCTAGTTAAGTTCATGAATGACACAGGGGGAACTTTAGAGGATTACGTTTCTTTGAATAAAGATTATGAGAAGTTTGATAATATGGACTTGTTGCATGAGTATTATACTCAAACAAAACCACATTTAACTGCAGACGAAATTGTATTCTTAATTGACGACAAATTTTCTTTTGATAAAGAAATAGATGATCCTAAAGATATTAGGAGAAAAGAATTATCATTTAAAGAAGAGGTTGCAAGTGCTAGAAATCACTTAAACACATTTAAAGATAATTATTATAAAGAAATTAAAGCTGGTAACAGACTAACACCTGATGCTAAAGAAGCATTAGACTTTTTTAATAGATATAATAAAGAGTCAGATCAGCAAAAACAAATAGCGCAAATCCAAAGAGATGCGTTTAACAATAAAACCAATTCACTTTTTAACGATAAGTTCAAAGGTTTTGAATATAATGTCGGAGACAAGAGATTTAGGTTTAATGTGAAGAATGTAAATGAGGTTAAGAAAACCCAGGGTGACATCAATAATTTTACTAAGAAGTTCTTAGATAAAGAAAATAAGATGGCTGATGCTTCTGGTTATCACAAAGCTTTATTTACCGCGATGAATTCCGACGCTATCGCTCAACACTTTTATGAGCAGGGAAAATCAGATGGTATTAAACAATCTGTAAAATCTGCAAAAAACATTAATATGGACCCTAGATCATCGCATCAAGAGGTTAAAATTGGTGGAATGAAAGCTAGAGTTATTAGTGGAGATGATTCATCTGGAATTAAACTAAAATTAAAAAACTATTAAAACTTATTAAAAAATGGCAACAAACGTTTCATTTTCCGGCCCAGCGGCTGGAAGTATAGTTACTCCTGCGGCTCAAAAAATGACGCTACAAAGTAATTATTTAAATTTTCATACAGGCGGTGTAAACTGGGCTCAACAGTATTTACCTGAATTGTATGCTCAAGAAGTTGAAAGATATGGAAACAGATCTGTTTCTTCATTCTTGAGAATGGTAGGTGCTGAAATGCCTATGGCTTCTGATCAAGTAATTTGGTCTGAGCAAGGTAGATTACACTTAGCTTATACTGGAGAGATTAATCCTGTTACAGGAGCAATCGATGCTATCGTAGGTATTGATTCAGGTGCAACAGAAGCACACGCAATTAGAAAAGGAGCTACTGTAGTAGCTGTGGTTAATAGCGTTGTATTTAAAGCTTTTGTTACAGCTGGTATCGAAACTGCAACTAACGCATTAACTATCAAGCCTTACGGTGCAGAGAATGTTGATGATTTAGCTGGTATCGCAACTACTGATAACCAAGCAATTAAATTCTTCGTTTATGGTTCTGAATTTAACAAAGGTACTGACAGTATGACTGATTCTGTAGAACCTGTGTTCAAATCTTTCACTAATAAGCCAATGATTATCAAAGATCACTTTGAAATTTCTGGTTCTGATACTGCTCAAATCGGGTGGGTTGAAGTAAGTGGAGAAGCTGGACAATCAGGTTACCTATGGTACATGAAAGCTGAAGGAGACACTAGAGTAAGATTTGAAGACTATTTAGAAATGACTATGATTGAAGCAGAAAAATCACACGCAAATGCTGTGGCTGATGTTCCTGCTGGATCTGAAGGATTATTATCTGCAATTGCAAACAGAGGTATGGTAGCAACGAATCAATTTGATTCTTCTACTCCTGCAGCTGATAAACTTGCTGAGTTTGATTTATTATTAAAAGAATTAGACAAGCAAGGATCAATTGAAGAGAATATGTTATTCTTAGATAGAGATGCTAATCTATACATTGACGATTTACTTGCGGGATTAAACCCACATGTAACTGGTGGTGTAAACTATGGTGTATTTGAAAATTCATCTGATATGGCACTTAATTTAGGCTTTACTGGATTTAGAAGAGGTTCTTATGACTTCTACAAAACTGACTGGAAATATCTTAATGATGCTTCTACAAGAGGTCACGTAGGTGGATTAAAAGGACTTTTAGTACCTGCTGGTACGTCTTCAGTTTATGACCAACAATTAGGTAAAAATGTTAGACGTCCTTTCTTACACGTAAGATATAGAGCTTCTGAAATGGACGATAGAAGAATGAAATCATGGATCACTGGATCAGTTGGCGGAGCTACTGCATCAGGTGTTGACAAGATGGAAATTCACTATCTTTCTGAAAGATGTTTAGTAACACAAGCTGCTAATAACTTTATCAGATTCGACTCTTAATAACTATTGTAATTTTTACCCTCGTATTTTGTACGGGGGTAATTATTACTTTTTTAAACTATTGAATTATATTATATTATGGAAAAAACAAAAAAGCAAGAGCCCATAGCTCAAGTTGCAAAAAAACCTATACAGGTTAAAAAAGAAACAAAAAAAATATACAAAGACAAAGTGTATGAGTTAAATTTAAATCAAACACCTATTGTATTTGTATTAAAAAGTAGAGGTCTTTTCTGGTTTGATGAAGAACTAGGTTATGAAAGAGAAATGAAATATTGTGAAAATCAAAAGACAGTATTTGTAGATGAATTTAAAGGACCACAAAGATTAAGTCACATTGTTTTTAGAGACGGACAATTATTTGTTCCAAAAGAAAAGCAAACATTACAGAATTTTTTAGATTTACACCCTTGGAATGGACAAAAATTTAAAGAATTTAATCCTGTAAAAATTGCTGAAAATGATATGGAATATCTTGAAGCTGAAATTGAAGCACTAAATACAGCTCAAACATTAGATATTGATCGTATGGAGGCTATATTAAGAACAGAAGTTGGAAATAGAGTGTCTACGATGAGTTCTAAGGAGGTTAAAAGAGATTGCTTACTATTTGCTAGGCAAAATCCTTATCTATTCTTAGAATTAGCAAATGATGAAAACATAAATATTAGAAATGTTGGAATTAAAGCTACGGAAGCTGGAATTATAAAGCTATCAAATGACCAAAGAACATTTATGTGGGGTACAAATGATAGAAAACTTATGACAGTTCCATTTGATGAAAATCCATATTCTGCTTTAGCACAATACTTTAAAACCGACGAAGGTATAGAAGTATATCAAACTATTGAAAAGAAACTAAAGTAAACAAAATGTAGGTAAGGCCTGCTTTTGTGGGCCTTTAACCTATAATAAAAATATAATGGCAGTAAACGTAAACACAGTATACCAAAGAATATTAGCTATAACTAATAAAGAACAGCGAGGGTATATAACACCTCAGGAGTTTAATACATTCGCAAATCAAGCACAGCTTGACATATTTGAGCAGTATTTTTACGATTTAAACCAATTCCTAAGAATTCCAGGT